GGCTAAATCGTTGATAGGTTTGCGGGAACGGTTCTACTTCCAAGCCTGCTGCCTGTAATTGCGTTCTTAAATGCGTGGCGTTCCAAACATCAAAGCCGATCATTTTGATATTGAAGTTTTCTGCATCTTTGAGAATATCATCGCGGATTTTGTCATAGTCGATACAGTCGCCCTCTGTGGCAATAAGCCAACCACTGCGCACCCAATTTCGATAAATTGCCCGGTTCTTGTTGGCCACATTATTAAGCTGAAATTCAGGAATATAGTGCCGGGTAATCAACCGCACTTTTTTCCCTTGTGGGAAGGTGTAACAAAGGCTTGTTAAGTCGTTGGTGCTAGATAAATCCAAGCCTAAATAGCAATCCTGGTGAAGTAAGTCGCTTTCGGTGTAATTTCGTGCGCACTGCGCCCAATTGCCTTCGCCTAGCCACGGTGTCGTTCCTTGGCACCAAACATTAAAACGCTTGGTAAGCATTTCCACCCACTCAGAAGGAATCCCCTGGGCTTTCTTGATCGTGTTTTCAAAATCAAGGTAAGGAATGGATTTACCGATATTCGGATTGGCTTTTACCCAGTTTTCCGGATTATCAATTTCGCTTTCTTCGTCCAATTCAAAAATCAGCACAAATAAGCTGTCGTTTTGTTCGTTGCCTTCCAGTATTTGCGCGCAATAGTCATAGTGCTGCTTACAAGCGGAAATAACGTTACTGCCCGCTGTGGTAATGGCAAACAGTAAACCTTCAGGGCGTGCGCCTTGCCCTAGTTCTAATGCGCTGTAAACGCTGTTATCGGTGTGTAAATGATATTCGTCCACAATGGCGAGACTTGGATTAGTTCCCTCAATGGTTGAGGATTTAGCCGCTAACGGGCGCATTAAGCTATTTGATTTTGGATTAATCAGTTTATGCTGCTGAATATTGAGCCGTTTGCGCAAAGGCGCGGAGAGTAGGCACATTTGACGCGCATCATCAAAAACAATGCGGGCTTGATCTCGGCTTACTGCTGCAGTGTAAATATCTTGTTGGCCCGCTTCCATCAGTAGAAACCAATTAGCCAAAACGGCCGCCACGGTGGACTTGGCATTTTTCCGCGCCACTTGGATATAAGCAGAACGGTATTTTCTCAAGCCGGTATCGGTGCGCTTAAAGCCTAACAAATTGGCAAAGAGAAATGTTTGCCAGTCTGAAAGCTCGATTGGTTGCCCGCGTAAATGCCCTTTAACGTGTGGGCATAGGCGGGAGAAAGCCAAGAATTTATTTACCGCACTCCCATCAAAGAAATAAGCGGGGTTTGCTAAATCGTCAAAATAACGCGCTACGGCTTGTTTTATCTTACGACAAGCCACTATTTCACATGATTGAACTTTCTTCGCGTATTCGTGCCAGATTTCCATTTTCGCCTACATTGTGAGGATTTCATCCAACATATCAGTAACGTCTGTTTCTACTGGATTTTTACGGCGACTTACCGGATCGAAGCCTAAGAGGGAAGACATCTTGATCATGACTTTTTCCGCATCGGCTTTCGCGGACAATGCCGGGTTTCTTGATTGTGTGCCTTGGCTATTTACGATAATGAAGCCATTTTTGGCTAAATCCGCCACAGAATGCCGCCAAATTGCGTAGTTTTCGCAATAAATTTCAAGGTTTGTTAAATCTTCCGACTTAATATCACCACGTTCTGAAAGTTGTTTAATACGCGCTTTCCATTGGCTTTTAGCAATATCATCCAAGAAATCAGGTGTCTTATAACTTTTTCGTTTGCTCATTCACTTTCCTTATTTTCTAAAAAATCACTTTGCGTAAAAATTTGAGTAGGCGGGCGGTTCCGTAGGATTTTGCTTTTCTTTTTAAAACTGCCCCCACCTGGTCTAATCAATTTTCTTCGCACCAAATCCGCGTTGGTCTATCACTCGTGTTTTATAGCTGTGACAATCACGACATAAAGGCTGATGATTGCTTGCTACCCAAAACAACGGATCGGATTGTCCGTTCTCTACCGGCTTGATATGGTCTATCACTGTTGCCGGAGTATATTTGCCTTGCTCTAAGCACATCACACAAAGGGGATGATGCTTTAAGTATTGTGCGCGGTATTTGCTCCACTTGTGGTCGTAACCGCGTGCGCTACTGTTTGGGCGTGTGTCCTTGGGTTTGTGTTCCTCACATCTGCCGGACTTTACTTTGTTTCTACATCCAGGATAGCTACAACGTCTTAATGGTTGGTATGGCATCGGTTACTAAATCCTTAGTAAGCACACGGTTCTCTATACACTTCCCACAATGCGGAAATCGTCATTGGTGCCGGTTTAAGGTTGGCTAAGTCTGTGACGGCTTCGCGGTTCGTGTAGAGATAGGCGATATACATTAAGCAACCAATCTTGATCGCCGAGGTAAAAGGTATGGTCTTTTCCGTTTCTTCTTCCCCAAAGGTTTTGCCAATATGTTTTTGGCATACTTCCAATGTGGCTACCTTATAGGCTTCCAGTAACTCATCATCTAAATCATGATCAAGATTTAAGTGCGCTTTGATTTCATCAATGGTTAAGTCAATATTCGCCATAGGCTTCACCCTCTTTACACATTAGCTGCAACTCTCTGTGAGATTCCATACTGTCAATAACCGAATAAATATCAAATAGGCGTTTACCGTATTTAATCCGCATTTTGTTTGTAATGCCTTCAAGGTAACGAATGCGAACGCGGATAATGTTTTCACCCATTTGAAACGGGCCGCTAAAATATTCTCGCCCTTGTAACGGTTCTACACTGGCGCGTACGGTGGCGACATTCTTCCAAATCGGTCTTGAGTTTCCGTATGGGGTGTTGTTTCGCTCTTTGTCATAATCTCGTTTTTGTAAGGTAATCACCTTGTTATACTTTCCGGCCTTAATCATGATTGCCATCGCTTGCCCCCGGTTCTTGTTCATCACCGCGTTTTACTTCTACGGTTTGTTTCCATGCTTGGCTAAATTCTTCTCCACCCTCATAAGGCGGTAAACCTTCACGGCGGCGGACTTCATTCGGGCACATTACACCGGCTTTAATTGCCACATCGTAACTCTTGAAGCGTTCGCTTTGACTTGTGCGCAATAAGTCGCTTGTATCAAATTCGATTAAGTAACGTTTCTTGCTGTTGCTGCCTAAATCAATCATCAAGGCATCTTTTAGCTGCTGTTCAAAATTGGTTAGCCAAGGGCGCAAGGTTTGCGATAAAAAGGCTCGACTGGCTTCACTAAAGTTTGAATAACTGCTATTGGAATAGTCTTGAAGGAAAATTGGGCTAATGTTGTAGATTCTGGCAATATCGGAAATTGTGAACGTACGGCTTGCTAACCATTCCGCATCTTGGTTTGTCATGCCTAACTGTTTATATTCCATTGAGCCTTCAAGGATTGGTGTTTTCCCTGCGTTCTTCGCCCCCTTGTAACGTTCAAGGGCTTTTACCGCTTTTTGTGCTTTGGCATCATCCAACCATTCGGCGGTAGTAATTAAGCCACTCGCCATTAAGCCATTTTTCATCACTGCCGAACCGTGTTTCTGTTGAGCAATGCCTAAGCCCACGGTTTCACGGCAAATCGTAATTGGCGAACGACCCATAAAGCCATCAAGGGATGAATGGCGTAAATGTAGGATTTCATCTTGAAGATAGTTTTTGGTATTGCCGTCTAAGTCGGTAATTTGATAGATATACTCACCGCCAACTTTGCGATAGATATTGACCGCACTTGGTTCGTACGGGGTAAGGCTGATTGGTTCGCCTTTGCTGTTCCATTCAATCACCGCATAAGCGTTACCATTTAATAGGCAGTGACGCATCATGGTGTATTTGAATTGATACGGTGTTTGGCTACGGTTTGGCATCTCGTTTAAGAGATAGTCCACCGGGTGACGATAAACGCGCTCGCGGCCATCGTCTTTAAGTTGATACAAATAACAAGGCATACTGGCCACCGCTTCTGAAATAACGGTAACGGCACTCATCACCGCCGGTAAACTTTCCGCCGTGTTCGGGCTGACAAATTCCCCTGCGCCGGTATTTGATACACCAAGATAAGAAAGCAGTTCATTAATTGCCATCGGTGAGCTGCGTTGTTCTTTTCGTCTGAATGGGTTCCACATATTACGCCTCCACCACATCGAGCCATTGTTTCAAAAGTGCGGTGGATTTTCCTTGCGTTTTTCCCTTCGCGGTTGCCATTGAGCGTTTGGCAATCTCAACGCTACTTTCAGGATAGGCAGGAATACTGGTAACGGTGATTTCAAATAATTCCGCTTTGGCTACTGTGCGCTGACAAGGCTCTACA